CGTGCCCGACACCTACGAGAACACCCTCTCTGCGTTGAATGCAGCAAGGAACGCCGCGTGACGATGGCCACCGATGTCGACCACATCATCCCGCACCGCGGCGACCGGCGGCTGTTCGACGATGATTCTAACCTCCAATCCCTCTGTCATCCCCACCACTCAGCCAAGACAGCGAGAGAGGATGCAGGCTTCGGGAATGGGCGTCGATAATCGAGCGGAGTGGGGTCGTAGACCGACGATCGGTCGCATGCGTGTCCCCCACGCTCAACTCGTTAGGCGGGCTTCTGAGGGGCGTATAGAGCGACGTGCGCTAGTAGCTAACTCGTTGCAATTGAGGCACTTACGTTTTGAGGCACTGTCCTCTGTATGGGCCACTGCCGGCGTATCTGCGTTAACCCTCTCTACGGGCACTCAACGCTCGAACGAGCCATTTCTTTCAGGCCCCCCCACCGCCGACAGCGCGCAGTCGTTTTCTTCGCACAGGCGCGAAATGAAACTGAAAAATGGCCGGTAGGAAGCCCAAGCCGACAGCCCTGAAGCTCGTTACCGGCAATCCTGGCCGGCGACCGCTCAATAAGCGTGAGCCGAAGCCGAAACGGGTTATTCCGGCTCCTCCGGCGCACCTCAGTGAGCGCGCATTGCTCGCGTGGGGCTCGTTGGCGACCCGGCTGGACAGGGTTGGCGTGTTGACGGAACTCGACGCGCTCGCGCTCGAGCAGTTGTGCGAGAACTATGCGGAGATTTTGGAACTGCGGGCAGACATCAAGATCAACGGCCGGTTTCAACTTCGCATATCGGAGATCGACGACAGAATTGAGCGTGTGCGGCCGGCGCAGACGCAGCTCGCGGACGCAGAACGGCGTTTCAAGGGCATGATGGCGGAATTTGGGATGACCCCGAGTTCCCGGTCACGACTGACCACCGCGAATGACGACGACGCTGAAGCCGATCCGGCGAAGAAGTACTTCAGCAACTAGGCCACCGTCGCGCGCCGGTGATCCGGTGACGCGATACGCGCATGACGTCGCGTCTGGGCGCATTGTGGCTGGTCCGCTCGTTCGGCTCGCGTGCAAGCGCCACCTGGATGATCTCAAGCGCCGCGACATCGCGTTTGACAGAACGCTCGCCTCTCGCGCAATCGGCTACTTTCGCGACGTGCTGCGGCTCAACGGTGGGGAGTTCGAGGGTAAGCCGTTCGTGCTGGGCCTGTGGCAGGCGTTCATTGTCGGCAGTCTATTCGGCTGGCTTGGCCCGGACGGAGCGCGCCGGTTCCGCGTTGCCTATGTCGAGATTGGCAAGGGCAACGGCAAGTCTCCGCTTGCTGCGGGCATCGGTCATTACATGCTGGCGTCAGACGGAGAGGCGCGGGCGGAAGTCTACGCTGCGGCGACGAAGAAGGATCAGGCGATGATCCTCTTTCGCGATGCAGTGTCGATGGTCGATCAGTCTCCGATCCTCTCTGAACGCCTCAAGAAAAGCGGTTCATTCCCGAACGTCTGGAACCTGGCCGACCTGAAAACCGGCTCCTTCTTTCGCCCGATCGCATCGGACGAGGCGCAATCGGGGCCGAGGCCGCACTGCGGGCTGATTGACGAACTCCACGAGCACAAGTCATCTAACGTGGTCGACATGATGCGCGCCGGCACGAAGGGCCGAAAGCAAGCGCTCATTTTCGAGATCACGAACAGCGGGTGGGACCGACACTCCGTGTGTCGGCAGCACCATGAGTACTCGGAGAAGGTGCTCGAGGGCGTGCTGCAAGATGATTCCTGGTTCGCTTATGTGGCTGGCCTCGACGCTGGCGACGAGTGGACGGACGAGAAAGTGTGGCCCAAGGCAAACCCGAATCTCGGCGTCTCGGTGACGCACAAGTACCTCCGCGAGCAGGTGCGTGAGGCAGTTGGCATGCCGGGGAAGCAGAATGTCGTGAGGCGTCTCAACTTCTGCGAGTGGACGGAGCAGAATGAGCGCTGGCTCGATATGGCGATATGGGATCGTGGATCTGAATCCTTCGACGTAGCGGCCCTCCGGGGCCGCGTTTGCTATGGTGGATTGGATCTCGCGAAGGTGAATGATCTCTCTGCGCTCGCGCTGGTGTTCCCGCCGGTTGCACCGGGAGAGAGATGGAAGGCGTTGATGCGCTTCTGGGTGCCGCAGGATGACATTCTCGTGCGCGCGAAGCGTGACAGGGTTCCTTACGACGTCTGGGTGCGTGAGGGGCTAATCACAGCGACGGAAGGCAACGCTACGGACTTCGGATTCATCAAGGCCGCGATCATCGAGGCATGTGGACGGTTCGATCTCCGCGAACTCGCCTACGATCGCATGTTTGCCGGCGAGATCATTCAGGATCTCATGGCGGAAGGCGTGACAGTCGTGCCTTTCGGTCAGGGCTTCCTCTCAATGGCATCACCGACCGCGCATCTCGAGCGGATGCTGCTTGCCGGCGAGTTGCAGCACGGCGGCAATGCGGTTCTTCGCTGGAATGCGAGCAACGTGACCGTGCAGACGGACGCCGCAGGGAATATCAAGCCGGACAAGGAACGTTCGACAGAGCGCATCGATGGTGTCGTTGCGCTCATCATGGCGATTGGTCGTGCGCAGCTCGCGCCAGTCGAAAGTGCGTGGACAGTCGTTGGCATTGATCTCCAACCAGCAGGAGTATGAGCAAGTTACCAATGGAGTCGCGACCAATCCGGCTCGCCCCTGGTGTTGAGCGCGAAATTGAGAAACTCCTTCGGCCGCTCAGCGGCAAGAAACTCGAAAGCGCGCAGGCCGCAGTGCTTCGCGTTTATCGTTCTGGCCAGCAACTACCCGAAGAGCAGTGGGTGGCGGCTTACGGTCAGGCTATTCAGACGGCGTTAAGTGGCGAAGCCGCGTAAGGCTGTGGCGCGCCGACGCACGTCGGCGAAGGCACTGGAGTTCACGCCGCAGAACGCCGTTTACGAGTTCTTGCCGAACTCGAAAATCAACTATGCACAGGAAGTGGCGAACGGCATGCGTTCGTCCGTCGTCACGTCCGCTTTGTGCTGGGTAATGCGGACCTTCCCCGAGGCGCCGCTTGTCGTTCAACGCAATGCAGAACAACGCTGGGAGACGCAGCACGGGCACGCATTGGCGCGGCTCATTCGGAGGCCGAATCCGTTTTATGGTGGACGCGTCCTGTGGATGTGTACCGTCCTCGATTTCTGTTTCGGCGAAGCCTATTGGCTCAAGGTGCGGAACGGCGGGAATGGACTGGCCGAGCTCTATTGGGCGCCGCGCGGCACGATAACTCCGAAAGCGAATCCGAACTCAGGCGCGCTCGACTACTACGAGTATCGTCCGGGCGGCTCGAGCGCACCGAAGGATCTATCGCCCGACGATGTGGTTCACTTCCGCTTCGGTCTTGATCCGTCGAATCCGCTCCGCGGCTTCTCGCAACTCGCCGGCATCATGCGCGAGGTCTATACCGACGATCAGGCGTCCAATTTCACGGCAGCAGTTCTCAAGAATTTGGGCATTGTTGGGCTGGTTCTGTCCCCGAAAGAGGGGGTAATCCCGAAAGAACAAATGGATTACCTCAAACAATACGTGAAAGACGGTTTCACGGGTGATAAGCGTGCGCAGGCTGCGATTTTCTCGGGCGCAATCAATGCGCAATTGCTGCAGTACAATCTGCAGGGCTTCGATGTTGGTCCGATTCGGGATATCAGTGAGGAGCGTGTTTGTGCAGCGTTAGGCATCCCAGCTGCGGTCATCGGGTTCGGCACTGGTCTGCAACAGACCAAGGTCGGCGCCACGATGCGTGAGATGGTGAAACTGGCGTGGCAGGGCGGCATCGAGCCGAATCAGGCCATTATCGCGGATGAATTAGATCGCGCTCTGCTTCCAGAGTTTCAGGCGAATGTCGACCTCTTCCGCACGCAATTCGACACATCCGAAGTCGAGGCGCTGACGGAGACGCCGAGAGAGCGCGCCGATCGCGTAGCGATTCTCGTTGAGGCGAACATCATCAAAGTCTCACAGGCGCAGCGAGAGCTCGGCTATCCCGTGGACATGGCGCAGGACAAGTACATCCGTGAACTGACTGCGCAATCCGAACCCCCGGTGAAGCCTGGCGGGGCTGCTGCACAAAACAGACAAGAGGGAGATAGTAGCAATGCCGAATGAGATTGAGCGCAAGGAGCTACTCGGCACTTGCGAAATCAAAGACGAAACGACGGGTGAGATTGAAGCGATCTTCGCGACGTTCGGTGTCGTCGATAGAGACGGGGATATCGTGCAGCCCGACGCGATCAAGGACGGAGCGACTGTCGTCATCTCCGACTACGGTCACAGTGCAATCTTCGGTGAGAAGCCGGTCGGCAAGGGCACGGTCTCAATCGAAGGCAACAAGGCCGTCGTGAAGGGCCAACTCTTCCTCGAGATGTCGGCTGCGCGGGATACGCTGACGGTTCTCAAGGCGATGGGTAAGGACCAACAGTGGTCGTGGGGCTTTCAGGTACTGGGCTCTGAGATCCCTGACGAGGCGCAGCGGAAGTCCGGCGCGCGCCGGATCATCACGAAGACCGACACGTTTGAGACGAGCCCCGTGGTGCGCGGCGCTGGCATCGGAACGCGCACCGTGTCGGCCAAGGCCGCAGAAACTGCCGAAGAGAAAGCGACCCGTGAGGCGAACGAACTAAAGGTTCGCCAAGAGGCTGAGGAGAAAGCGGCGATCGAACGCAAGGCTAGGGAGCTCGTCGCCGCCAACGAGAGCGCCGATAAGCTATTCCAGAAATTCCAGCGCACGATGCGGAAGCTCGCGAAGTGAACGAGTCGTCGCTCCGGTGTCATCACTGCTCGCACGCGTTGGGTTTCGTTACGGTTCCGATGTTGCTGGTTGCCATGTTCAAGTCGTCGCTCGCCGGCCGCATGGCGCGAGCGCATTTGCACGAGATACGACGCCGTTGCCGCTCATGCGGGTGGGTGAATGTGTTTCATCCGCCGCGAGCAACCGAGCAGGCTGAAACGAAGTAATTGAGTAGTCTCACAACTGTTGTTGCGGACCCTTTGACGGTCAATCACTCACCCGGCTCGCCAGATGGCGGGCCTTTTCGTTAAGGGGTCATCATGGAGAGCACGGCACTGAAGGAGAAGAGGGAAACACTCAAGGCGAAGGCGGCGCTGTGGAATGAGGCCGATTCGCTCTCGACGGGCCAAGACGGGAAGCGCGATATGTCGCGCAAGGAACTGCACGACAAGCTGGGCGCGGTCGATGCCAACGATGCGAAAGGCAAGATCGATGCGCTCTATCTCGAGATTCAGGAGTTGAACGAGTCCATCGACGAAATGCACCACGCGGAGATGAAGGCGAACGTCGATCGCGTGAATGCGGAGCTCAAGAAGCCTGTTCGCAACATCGGCCTTCCGAGCCAGCATATCCGCTCTGGTCCAGCGACGTTTGGTTCGATGGTGGAGGAGGCCAAGGGTTTCTCGTCCTTCCTCGAGAACGTGCGCGCGAAGCAGAACGCGCGCGTCGAAGTGGACGTTGACATCAAGACGCTGCTTCAGACGTCGGCTGGCTGGCAACCCCGCACGGACAATGGCCAGCGTGTGATCGACAAGATCATTCGTCCGGTCCAGATCCTCGACATGATTCCGTCCGATACGACGGAGCTGTTCGAGATCCCGTATATGGAGGAGACGACCCGCACGCAGGCCGCGGCGGAACTCGCTGAAGCGGGAACCTACCAGGAAGATGCGTTCGTCTTTACCCGCCGAAACTCGGTGGTCAAGAAGATCGGTTCGCAGATCCCCGCGACCGACGAGCAGTTGGCCGACGTCGGCATCATGCGCTCGCTGCTCGACAACCGGCTCCGCTTCGGACTGAATGCGCGTCTCGATCAGCAGGTGTTGGTCGGTGACGGCTCGGGTTCCAACCTGACTGGCGTCCAGAACGCGTCGAACATTCAGACGCAGGCCAAGGGCTCTGACCCGACCGCCAACGCGATCTTCAAGGCGATGACGAACGTCCGCATCAGCGGACGCGCCGTGCCCGACATGATCGTGCTCCACGGCACGGACTGGCAGAACGTGCGCCTCGCGCAGAACGCGCAGGGTGACTACCAGTTCGGTCCTCCGACCGTCGTCGGCGCCGACACGATGTGGGGACTTCCAGTCGTGCAGTCCGAGGCGTTGACGCAGGGCACGGGGCTCGTGGG